TCTAATTGTCTACCCATAATTCCTATATCTATAAAAACACTTAAAGATATAGGAATTATGGGTAGACAATTAGATTTAATTTCCCCAGAAGATATGACTACTTATGTTGTAAATAATAATTGGACAACAGGTTATGAAGAATATGTAACATATACAGTCGATGATAAACTTTATTCTCAAAATGATGAAATTTTATATAATGATTTAGAAGAAATATTAGATTATTTTAATTGGTATTGGAATGAAATGGTAGATGATAATTATGACCAAACTTATTATAGAAAAGATGGTTGGGTTATTTCTAATTTTATTGGTAAACCAGTATTAGTAGATGAAATTAATGGTTATTATCCTAGATTTATTGCATATGATTATAGTAACTGGAACCCAATAGTTTCAAAATCATTTGATGGAGTTCCTCAAGAAAAAGTTGTGAAATTAGAAACATTTGCAAATACAATTATTTTGTGTACTATATCTAATACATTATATAATATTTTTCAGAATAATACATTTTCATTAGAATTAAATTATTATATTACAACAGAAGATGATGTTGAAGTTATACATATGAGTACAGTTAATACTGATAGTAATAGGGAAAATCTACCTTTTGTAGGACAAAAATATGGATATTTTATTAATTTTTCATACAGTGGATTTCCAAATGCAAAATTATTAGCTGCAAAGGGAGTTATTCAAGTTACTGATGAGCAATCTAATCAACAAGATTTTAATATCAAAATAACTTTTGAAGATAATACATTATCTCAAGATGATAGTTTTAAAATATTTAGGGGAATATTGGATATAGAGGAGGAATAAATAAATGAAAGTTAAATTTAGTAGATGTAATTCAAATAATTTAACAAATGTACCACAAGTTGATGGTCAATTAATATATGTAAAAGATACTAATGAAGTTTATATGGATGTTGGAGAAACTAGAAATAATATTACGGATTTTATTAGTAAAACAAATACAACAGCATTTACTCCAACGCAAGATTATCATCCAGCAACTAAAAAATATGTTGATGATAATTGTGTTCCATATCAACCATTTCCAGCTGGAATAACAACTAATAGTACAACACAAGTATTTATGTCTAGCATAAGAGCTCTAAATTTACCAGCAGGTTCAACATATCTAGGTGGTGTAACACTTACAGATATGCCATTTGTAGGTAATGCAGAAGTAGAAGTATACATTTATCCAAATAATGTAGTTTACTGTGAATTAAGAAGTGCTAATGTAAGTCCATATAGATGGTGGTGTAACTCTCATACATATAGAGGTTGGGAAGTGGCAAATCATTGCATATCTTCTGACATTAATTATAATAATACAACTTCTGGTATGACAGCTACAAATGTACAAAGTGCAATAGATGAATTACACTCAACTATTGGGGATATTAATACTGCATTAGATACTATTAATGGAGTGGAGGTGTAAAGCAATGGCACATACAACAGCTGATAAATTACAATATTTATCTGAAGCAAAAGAATTAATAAGACAGGCTATTATAACTATGGGTGTAAATGTACCTGCGAATACTCCTTTAAAAGAATATGCTACTAAAATATTAGCCATTACATCTGACGCCAATGCTACAGCAAGTGATATATTTATAGATAAAACTGCATATGTAAATGGTGTTAAATTAACAGGAACATTTGATGTAGTAAATTCAGAAATACCAGAAATAGGTGGTACAATCAATGAAGCAGATACTATAGTTGATGAAATCATTGGTGAAGTTGAAGAATAATAAGGAGGTAGTATAATGGCTTCAAATGATAGTAAAATAGACAATAAGTTAGACTACTTGGAAGATACTAAATCATTGATAAGACAGTCTATGGAGAATAAAGGTCTTGTTGTTACAGAAAATACTACATTTAGAGAATATGCTGATTTAATAAATAATATAGTACCTCAAACAGACCAATCTGACGCAGATGTTTTACCTAATGATATGGTATCTGGCAAAGTAGCATATAATGATAACAATAAAGTCATAGGAACATTAAATGAATATTCATCAATGTCATCACAAGCAATAGATGTTGTAGAAAATAATAATATTGTATCTGGAAGTATACAAACCGATACTCGTACATTATTAGCTAAAAATGCTACTGTAACAGTTGATATACCACTAGATAACATTGATAGCTATACAGAAGCTATAGGTATTTGTGATGACATATTAGGTATAGATGAAACGGATGCTAGACAAGCGTTTGCTATTTTAAATAGAGTTAAAGGCACTACTTATACTTATGAAGGTATGGGTGGTAGCAAGACAGAGATTAGTACAATATTAAATCAAATACTATAAAATAAAATTGTATAAATAATAGAGATGGCACATAAGTCATCTCTTTTAATTTTTATTTAAAGTAAAATAATAGTAGGAGGTAGTTTAATTATGAGTGAAGCAAATTATGATGATGTTGTTTTTAGTATAGAAAATGTTGTTAAACAATTAGAAGATAGTACAAATGTTAAATTTAAACTTAAAAATATACAATCACCTGAATATGTAGCAACAGGAATTATACAAGAAACAGATTTAACAGATTTCGGTTTTAAATTTATTGGTTACTCTAGTTATGTTAAATGTCCTATATATAGATATGGTAATAATATTGAAGCTTTATTTAATGAAACAATATTACATATTTATGATTTAAGAAGGTAGGTATGTTATGAGTTATGCAAGGGTATTAGAAACTGGTACATATATATGGTCTGATGGTGATAATATACATTTTGATAATGTAAAAGTACCTGATAATACAATTAATATATTTTTAGCAAGATTAAATGATTTAAGACCAAATGAGCTTAAAGATAGAATTAACAAAGGTAGAAAGCTGATAGAACAAAATAAGATTGTAGAGGTGAATGATGTTGAAAACATATAATAAACAAAATGAATATGAAAAATTTTCAGTAGGGGATTTAGTATCATTCATACCTAATACATCTCTAGTTACAAAAAGTATTACAAGACATTATAAACATCGTGATAAATTATGTTTAGGAATATGTGTAGCTGATAACGGTAAATCAGTAGATGTAGTAGATGAAGGAATAGTAGATGTTAATGTTACAGGTATTGTTTGTATTGGAGATAGATTAACTACAAGTAAAATATCAGGTAAAGCTAAAGCTATTAGAAATGATAATGATGAAATTAGAGTTTTTGATATACGACCTATTGGTAAAGTAATAGGTTTATACAATGATTATAGTGTGGCAAAGGTTTTACTTGGAATTGAGTAGAGGAAGGAGTTAAACTATATGGGCTTGCTTAATAGAGCAGATAGTACGATTTTCAGACAATATTTTAATGAGATGGTAAAACTTATAGGTCAATCTGTAGGTTACCAATATGTAGTTAAAAAAGAGATGACAATACACAGTGAAGATAATAGTGATTTATCTGTACCAATAAGAATAGATGTATTGTTTGATGAAAACCCTACTGTCGATACATTAAATACATTAGGTTGGACATCAGAATTAAATACACAACAACCAGTAGTAGTAAATTTACCATACAATACACCAAAATTAACTGTAAACGCTCGTATTACAGTTGCAAGTGTTGATGGTGTACAAAGACCTAGAGTATTTAAAATTACAAAAATAGTTAGTGACTTGGAATTTCCAGACGCTTATACTTGTGCAATGGTTCCTGTATTTGACCAATATAAACAGAAAAATCAATATACATTAGTTAATACAGAGAAAATAAGTCAAGACGAAGGTGAAAGAACCTCTAAAGACCAACCTTATCTATATATAACCCAACAACAGAAAATAGATAATACACCAAAGGAACATATAGAGTGGGAAAATAGTTATAATTTAATTAATGATAAGCAAAGTCCATACAGTGGGTAAATAGTCTATGATGATATTACAATTTCAGTTTACTAACTTGGAAGATAACGAAAAAGAAATCATACCTGATTTCTGTGAGTTTTTAAAAGATTTAATGTTAGCAAAGTTGAATACAAAAATAAATAGAAAGAAAATAAGTTTAAGACTTAAATATATAGAAGAAGAAGCTAAATGGATTAATTGGGATAACAATAAAAAATATAATACATCTGTTACAGATATTATTGAAAGTATATCCCAATCTATTATAGCTGTGCCATATAAAAATAATTTATGGAAAATAGAAATAGATGGTAATGTGTTAATACCAAATTCTTTTACATCTATTGATAGACTAGCTAGGTTTCTTAATTATGGTGATATTAAGTGTAGAGCTACTGGAATATTTACTAATTTAGAACACGAATATAGACATCAAAAATTAAATGCTATATGGAATTATTTTATAGTAAAAGAACTAGGTTATAACCCAACATCAAATATAATTACAGTATAGGAGGTATATGATGTCAAAAGAGAACATCAATAGGGGTCAAGTAGAACAAAAAATAAATGAAGCTGACGCTGGTGTTTATGCTTATGATAAAGCATTAGTTGAAGATTTAAAAGCAAGATTTAATCTACCTGAAGTAAAAGGTAGCAAAGTAAATGACACCGTACAAATAGGTCCAACAGAGCAGATGTTTAATATAATAGGTACTTTAAATGATGACCAAATAATAATGCCTTTTATATCTTTAGAAAGATTAGATTGGCAGTTAAATTTAGACCGTCAAGGATTTCAAACATTTATAGGTGAAAAAGTATTTACAAGAATAGACCCACAAAATAAACCAGTTGAAATAAGAGCACAAGTAATACCTATTACTATTAATTATAGATTAAGTGTTTGGACAGAAGATAGAATTACAAATGACGCTTTATGTAGAGAATTATTATTTTATTATCATTTAAGACCAAGTTTAATGGTATATGTAGGTTACGGTTTAAATATAGCTCATAAATTTAATATATACTTTAATTCAGGTATTGAGGATAATAGTGATATAGCTAATCATATAAATAAAGGAACATTTTTTAGACAAGATATGACTTTATATACAGATGACGCATACTTATGGAGAGCTAACTGGCAAAATAAAGTTGCTATTTCTCCTAGTTTAACATTTAGTTATGCGTTACCTGATGATATACATCAAGTTATAACAAGTAAGGATATAGAAATTAAAGGAGGTAAATATAATGGTTAAAGTAATTAATATTTCAAGTAGAACAGTAGAAATAGCAGGAGTTGATATAAAACCACACAAAGGTTATATATTTCAGAATATGACAGTTAAAGATAGACAGCGTTTATCTGCTATGAGTGCTGTTGGTATTGTAAGAGCATATGAAGGAGATTACTCAAATGAAATACAAACAGTAAATACAGATAATCAAGATACAACAGCAAAAGAAACTACTACAACAAATAGAAAACCTGCTAGAAGGTCAAATAGAAAGAAATAGGGGGTATATAAATAAATGTCAAGATTAACAGAAGCAATAGAAGTGCACGAAACATTAAACCCATTATTGTGGAATGAAGATAACACATTAAAGCCTGATGTGTATGATAAATTAGTAGAAATATACGAAGAGTTTATTAGATTTATAGATATACCACTAAATATAGTAGATGTAGAAATAGTAGGGTCTAATGCGAGTTATAATTACAATGAAAATAGTGATATAGATTTACACATTATAGTAAACAGTGAAGTAAATTATGTTGATAAAGAAATTTTAAGATTATTTTATAATTCTAAAAAAGGTTCATTTAACGATGATTATGATTTATCATTAAACGGTATTCCTGTAGAATTATATATAGAAGATGTTAATGATGGTAATGCAACTAATGGTAGATTTTCAATATTAAAAAATGAATGGGTTAAATTTCCTGAACCAATTACATATGAAATACCAGATATTACAGAT